TAGTGGTGGCTATTGGTGTGTTCCTTAAAAAGATAGGTGTACTTGATGCTATCCTTAAGGCTATCATGGCACCAATCAATGCTGTGATACAAGGCTTCAAGGACTTGACAGACTGGCTTGGATTGACTGACAATGCAGCAGAAGAGAATGCTGAGAAGGTTAAAGAGACCAGTGAGGCAAACATTAAGAACATACAGGAGCAAGGTAAGGCAAGAGAGGACTTGTATAATCTAACTAAGGACATGAGTGATGCTGAGATTGCAGCACTTGAGAAACAGTTAGGGATTGAGATAAACCAAAACGAGTCTATCTATGACATCAAGCAGCAGACAATGGAGCAGACCTATGCTCAGAATCAAGCTGAGATGGATGCCTTGTCACTTAAGCAGGAGCTAACAGAAGAGGATAAGAAGAGAATGGATGAGTTGTTCGCTAAACAGGTGCAGCTCAATAGGGATATGATGGCTAATGAGATAGCAAGGGTACAGGCTAAGCAGAAGCTAAACCTTGACCTTGATAAGCAGATTGAACTCCTTTCAGCTAAGCAGATTAAGAACGAATCTGAGAGAGCTAAGGCTATGCTTGACATCCAAAGGAAGGAGGCATTGTCTAAGGTAGAGCAACAGATTAAAGAGGCTCAACAGTTGGGTGATACTGCTGCATTGGCTAAGGCTCAGAAGTTAAAGAACTTAATCATAGCAGACTTTAAAAGGCAGGAGCTTGAGATTACTAACAAGGGTAATGCTGGGATTGCTAAGTCAACTGTGAGCAGTGTTGGTAACACTAATAAAGAGGTTAAGAATAAGTACTCAGAAGCACTTGCAGACCTACGTAAAAAGAATGACATAGCCTATAGAGAAGCTGAGACAGCAGGTAAGACTGAGCAGGAATTGAGAGACTTGAAAGTGACTCAACTTGAGGCTGAACGTAAATACCTTACTGAGCATCTTAGCAAGATATACAAAAAAGAGCTTGACCAGAAGGATGCATTGAGTAAGATTAACAGTGAGATTGAAAAGACCAAGGATAAGACCCTTGAAGAGAGAGAAAAAAAAGAGAACGAGGCTACCCTTAACAGACTAAAAAGAAACGAAGTAGAGGCAGAGGGTGATATTGCTAAACTTGAGGCACAAAAGGCTGTGATAGCAGAGGAGTCAAGACAGAAAATGGCTACCCTTGAGGTGGACTCAGAAGAGAGGTTACTCCTTGAGTCTGAGACTGCCAAGGCTTTGGGTGATATTGATACTCAAATCAAAGATAAGAAACTTGAAAACCAACAAAAGATACTTGCAGCTGCACAAACTATAGCAGAAACTGAGCTATCAAAAACAGAATTTGCTGCTGCTCGTGCAGATGAGAATGCTAAGGCTCAAATATCTGCAGCAGATGCTGTGCTTAATGCTCAATTAAATGCCTTTGACAAACAAAGGGAGGCAGAGTTAGCAGCTAAGGACTTAAGTGAGGCAGATAAGGCAGCCATTGAAGAGAAATATAGACAGGCTAAGATAGTAGCAGAAGAGGACAAGGCTAAGAAAATCAATGAGATTGAAGCTAAACAGATAGCTCAAGGTCTTGACTATGCTGCTCAAGGATTACAAGCTGGTCAACAAGTGGCTGAGTTACTATTCTCATTCAAGAAAAAGAAACTAAAAGAGGGTACTGCAGAGGCAGAGAAAGCAGCACGTCAAGAGTTCGCTGTGCAAAAGGCGTTCAACCTTGGTATGGCTGTGATTGATGGAGCTAAGGCTATCACCTCAATACTTGCACAGTATCCTAAGTTTGATGGAGGTTTCGCTATGGCTACTGCACTTGCATCTGCTGGTATTGCATCAGCTGTGAATATTGGTAAGATAGCCAGTGCAACCTTCCAAGGTGGGGGCTCTGCACCTGTACCACCCGATGTACCTACAGGAGGCTTCGGAGCAACAACCACAACAGGTGGCATGGCAGTACCTTCTGTGAGTCTATTCGGAGGAGGCAACAACCTTAACAACGTAGGTAACCCGAATGCAGAACAGACCCAAGGTCAGAACATTACAGTAACGGCTGTAGTAAGTGAGACCGAGATGACCAACGTACAGAACAGAGTTAATAAAATACAACGCAACGCAGAACTATGACAAGTTACCAAGCACTAATCAACAAAATTGAAGCCTTTTACAATGCTCACCTACAAGTAAAAAAGGTGGGCAGTGACTTCACTGAGCAACTACCTAACTTCGCTACCAAGGATGAGAAGTACCCTCTGATATTCATAGCACCTATTGTGGCTATACCTACTGAGAACACCAACACTATCAGCTTAGAGATATACTGCCTTGACATCATACAGAAGGATCGTGCTAACATCACAGTGATACTCTCAGATTGTCACCAGATACTGGTTGACTTGGTGAACTACTTTACTTTCAGCTCTGACTATGACTTCGATATCTTAGGGCAGCCATCACTTAACCCTCTCAACAACCAGTTGCTTGACTATGCTGCAGGATGGGTGATGACCTTGGATGTTGACATGAGTAACTGGACAGACTGCCAAGTACCAATTATAACAGGAGACTAACTTAAGTACAATATAGGTATGGCTAACAGACAAAAGATATCACAAATGAACCCTAAAGGTTCTAATCTCTCAGCAACAGACTTGCTTGAGGTTAGTGTTGAAACTGGTTCGGGATACTCAACATACTCAATCACAGGGCAGGAGATTATAGCGGCTGGTTCTTATGGACTGTACACTCAGACTAATACAAGTACAGTAATAACTAACACCACTACTGAGAGCTCATTACTTGATGGTGGCTTAGGTACTTTGACTGTACCTGCTAATGGTTTCAAGGTAGGTGATAGCTTTCATGCTATACTTACAGGGCATATCTCATCAGTGAACAACCATACATTGCAAATAAGAATAAAGGCTAATAGCATTGTGTTGGCTGATACCAGTGCAATAACAATGTCAGGGTCTAATAATAGACATTGGAAGCTGGAAGTGTACTTTACAGTGAGAGCAATAGGTTCTGCTGGTAATGCCTCAATAGTAACAGGAGGAACTTTTTTCTACACTAAGGATGCATCAACATCTTTTGAGGGGGCTAACTTTTCAACAGAGACATCAACAGGGTTTGATACAACAATCAACAACACATTATCAATCACTGCTCAATGGGGCACAGCAAATACAGGAGATAAAATCTCATCAGAAATATTCACTCTAAATAAAACTTATTAACATGGCTACAGATAATGATATCTTAATTGCTAATCAAGGAACATTTGTTCTTAACAACACAACAGAAAAAACAACAACAATCAATGCTATTGTAGTACTTGAGGATACTGTATTCAATGCTATCAAGGTAGCAGGTACAGATGTTAAGGCGACTTATATCGGTACACCTGCAACGGCTGTGAAGGCTGGTGCTATTATACGAGCTGTATCTGCTGCTCAATTCAGTGGTGTTAAGTTAACAAGTGGAAGTGTATTGCTAATTCTTGCATAGTATGAATGGCTATGGTAACAGCGTATTTTTGCGTAGGAGTTTTGGTCCAGGTGTTCCTCCTGTAGATCCAGATGCTCAGGCATTTATTACAGCGGCTGCAATAACAAACCCTACACAACAAGCGGCTATTAATACTTTGGTAGTTGACTTGAAAGGGTATAACATTTGGAGTAAAATGAAAGCAATTTATCCTATGGTAGGTGGGACAAGTTCAACACATAAATTTAATCTTAAAGACCCACGAGATTTAGACGCAGCGTTTAGATTAGTATTTAATGGTGGTTGGACACACTCAGCTAATGGGGCTTTGCCTAATGGAACTAATGCGTATGCAGATACTAAGTTAACCCCTTCAGTTACGTTAGCTACTAATTCAATTCATTTTTCAAAATATAATAGAACAAATGATTTAGTAGGAAATAAAATAGATGGAGTTTACGATGGGATAGGTCCTTTTTATTTACAACAAAATTATAGTGCTGGAAATTCAATTTTAGGAAATATTACTTCTTTAGTTTCATATACCCAAACAGATACAAGGGGTTTATTTACTGCAACACGAACTGCAACAAATGTTTCTAAAGTATTTAAAAACTCAACTCAACAAGGTTCAACAAATACTGCAACAATAACAGCAATACCAAGCAGTCCTATCTATATAGGTGGAAGAAATGCAAATAATACAGGACAAGATTTTTACAATACTTATCAATGTGCTTTTGCTTCAATAGGTGACGGTTTAACAGATACCGAAGTAGCTAACTTTTACACAGCGGTACAAGCATTTCAAACAACTTTAGGACGTCAAGTATGAAACTAACACAACTAACAGCAGAACAAAAAACAACGTACGTAGGTTTACTTACTGAGTTGCAAAAGGATGAGTTGGTAGGTCAGTTGTATGCACCTGATAGCTACTTCAATCCTATCCAAGACCTCAATAATAACTGGGTAATATCAATAGAAGAAATTGAGCAATGTGTTAACCCTGACTTCTTATGGGTTAAAGACCTTGACATGATACGATACGAACCGAAACCAACCCCCCCACCTTTTGAATAATGGCAAGATATGCAAACAATGGTGTGTTCAATGTGCTCTATCCTACCAGAAGGAAGATACAGAAAATCATGCAACAGATTATACTTAGAGAGGGCTTGATTGATACAGAGGCACTATATGACTCAGTACGTATCAATGCAAAGATACCTGCATTGGGTGAACTTGAGATACAGATACTTGCAATGTATTACTTTGGTTTTCTAAACAATGGTACTATCCACATTGCACCCTTTGACCTATGTGCTAAGCTATCCAGAGAGCTTGACAGTCAAGGTATCACAGCTGAGATATACTCACAGTACACTGAGTGGATGACAAAGAGGTATCCTATCTTGGATGTGGCTCGTATCTTAGGTGAGAAGAGGTCAATTATCTACACCTTTGAGCCTATTGGTGGACAGTTCAATGCTCCTTTATCGTTCAGAGGGCAGCTATAGGTTTAGCTCTTTTTTCATAGCCAACATATTAAATGTCAAGACAAGTGGCATGTCAGTCACTTGGTCAAACTTGGTGAGGTCTTCTTGGCATAGACTGTACAGCAATCTCTCCCAGCTCCATTTTATGGCACTCTTCTCTTCACGTTCAGCCTTGACATCCTGTGAGGTCTTTGGTTTCTCCTCTTCCTCATCGGGGTCACTCTCATCTGCTTGGAATAGTAGCTCGTATTTCTCCATGAAGTTAGCTCTGAATGCTAAGTACTCAGGAACTAAGCCATATATCTCATTGATACAGTACTCATCAAACAGCTCAGCCCTGTCAAATGGGGAGTACTTGTAAGGCTCAATCACTACATCACCCCATTCATTGGTGGTGTGCTTTCTGTACAGTATTGCTGCTATGTGTGAGATGTGCTTAGTGTAGTCATTTGCAAAGAAGTACTCAAGGTCAATGAACTCACCCACTGTGAGCTTAGATAATGGTTTCACCTTCCAATGCTCAAGGGTATGCTTATAGAACTTTGACGGCTCAGAGTTTATAAATGTGATGTCTTTAAGCATAGCACTGACCTCTTCAATGTCAAGGTCTTCAAGCTCATCTGAACTGATGTCAGCCAGTGCTGCAAGTATCTCAATTTCTCTTGTGAATATCTCCTCAATGGTGTACAGTTCTCTAATCTCTTTGAACTGCAGTACATCTATCTCACTCCACGACTTCGGCAGGTGCATCCTTAGGCATTTGCTTAGCTAACTTCTGACCTATCTCAACTAAGTAAGGCACTGCTAACTCAGCCTTAAGTTCACGTATCATTTTTGCTTTGTGTTTGATGTGAGCATCTGAGTAGTGTTCAGCCTTGGTCAAGTCCTCACGTTTGAACAGGATAGCCAACAGTTCAGCTATGTAACCCTTATGTCTTGAGTTCATAACCTTCTCAATATGCTTAGTATCCTTCACAGATAGTCTGAATGTGTCACCCTCGAATGCCTTACAAGTGTATCCATCAAGCTCAATGGTTTGTTGCATTTCTGGTTTACCACTAAGATTATTGAACTGCTTGACATACTCCTTGAACTCCTCAATAGATGCATCCTCAAAGTCAGCCTCTGGCACACCTAACAATGCGAACACCTCAAGATGTTTCTCAATAGCGTCAAGGTCTTGCCTTGCATGGATGGATGTGATATCCTCAAATTGTTGCACCGTCAACTCACTTAGTTGGTTGGGTACTTCCTTACCTAAAATTGTTACCATAAATTATTTTTTAACAAATATACAACATTCTACAATATAGGGTATGGATAGACCATGCTACAAAATTACAATAGATCCTGAGTACTCCGATGGGGAGGACTTAGGCTGGGAAATGACAGCTTTCACTAACAAACCTGCAATTAAAATTAAAGGGATGGCATTTCATACAGCTATTCCTATGACGTTCAGTGATGACGTTAAGATGAGAATTGTAGCACCTGCCATGATACCTATGCAAATCTATAGAAGAGATGAGGACGGCTCTGAGTATGATGTTGAGTTCACAGCTGAGACTATTGAGGCTATCCATTCTAAGTTCATGAAAAACCTACGCAACAAGGACATCTTTAACTTAGAGCATGATGCAGAAGAGAAAGTACCAGCGTACATCCTTGAGGCATGGATAGTTGACAGTCCAAAAACTGACAAGGCATTCACTACTTATGGCATTGAAGTACCTAAGGGCACTCTGATGTTAACAAGTCAAGTCACTGACAAAGAATACTACAACAACCTTGTAGAGTCTGGTCAAGTTGGCTATTCTATTGAGGGCTTCCTTGGTATGAAATTATCGGAATTATTAAAACTAAATACTAACACAATGAAGTTACCTGATGGAGAACATCGGATTGAGGACAAAATCTACGTCATAGCTAATGGAGAGGTTGTTGAAATCAAAGATGTGCCTACTGAAATGGAGGCAGAAATGGCAGCAGACCCTGCTATTGAAGATGAGGCTCAAGAAACAGTTGATGAAGCTGAGCAAGATGTTACAGAGGAAGAGACAGCAGCAGCTGCAGAGGATGTTGAAATGGCAGTTGATCCTGCTATGGATGCTGAGGCTGTACTTGCTATTGTTGCACCTGTGATTGAAGAGCAAGTTAATCAATTAGTAGCTATGATAGCTGACTTAAAAAACCAGTTGGAAGAAAGTCTTTCAGCAGAAACTATCGAAGAGGAGGTAATGCCAGTGGCAATGTCTGCTCATGAGAAGTTCAAAGCATTTGTACAATTTTCAAAAACCAAATAAAATGACACGTAACCTTAAATTCGATTTAGATATCGAAACAAACGCACTATTGTGTGCAAACCCTGAGGAGTTCTACTCTAAAGCGTACTTATCAAGTCCTGATATTGCTTCAAATTTCAGAACTCTACCTTCAATTAAGTCAAAGACAAAATTGGCAAACGTAACATTTGGATCGCTTTTACAGGCATCAACGTGTAATTTTAGTGCACCAACTGACTCATTAGATGCTATTGACATTGACGTATGTGCATTGTCTGCAATGGCTCAACTTTGTCAGTTTGATTTAGAGCAGTCTTTCTTAGCTCTTCAAATGTCTCAAGGTTCTAATGGTGACTTCACTGTTGCATCTTTCATGTCTTACTACTGGAATGAGATGGCAATGGTTATCGGTCAAGACTTAGAGCTTTTAAGATGGCAAGGTGATGTTGAGTCAGTAGACCCATTATTATCTTTGTGCAATGGATACTTAGTTCAATTGTGTGGTGATGGTGATGTGAATGGTTTATGGACTGCAGCTGTAACTACATCAAACGTATTGACAGTATTAGAGTCAGTTGTTAACGCTGCTCCTGCTGCAATTGTACGTAAAAAAGCAGACCTTAGATTGTATGTTTCAACAAACGTAGCTAATGCTTATGAGTTGAAAGCTGCTCAAGGTAACACTCAGACTTATGTTACATTACCATTAGGATTGACTTTCTTAGGTATCAATGTTGTTGTATGTGAGGGTATGCCTGACAACACAATCTTGTTGACTTTGAAAAACAACTTGATCTATGCATTTGATGCAGAAGGTGATTCAAAAGCATTGAAAGCAGTTAACTTATCTGACTCAGTTGCTGAGCCTTATTTGAGAACTCGTGCTAACATGAAGGCTGGTTTTCATTACACTAACCCTTCTGAAATAGTGTTATACAACAACTGTTTCGCATAAATTTAAAGGGGGGCAGTAAGTGCTCCCCTATTTTTAACACTTAAAAAATTAACACAAATGAGCTGTGAAACTTTACAAACCATAGTGAAAGGGTGTGATAATAACTCTGGTGGTATATACAAATTCTATGTTAATCAACAAGATAACATTGATGAGACTACCATCGACTTTATGTCACCTCCAAACGACTGGACAATCAATGTATTAGATTTAGTGGTTGGGGCTGACCCATTCATTGAATTAGAATTCAAAAGAAACACCTCTTCATACACAGAAGAGTCTGCCATTGACTTAATCAATGGATCATCCTACGTGACTGCTACCATCAATTTAATGTTCCATAGAAGAGACCAAACTAAGTCTCAAGCTATTAAAGTATTAGGTTCTGGACAGCAATACTTAGCTGGTATCATTCAAGATGCTAATGGTTTATACTGGTACTTCCCTTACTTACAAGTAAGTGCTACAGGTGAAGGTTCTGGTACAGCTCGTGCAGATGGTTCTAAGTACAGTGTTACACTGGTTGCTGAGAATGAGTTTTTGGCATACCAAGTTGACCCTACTCTTATCCCTGGACTCCTTTAATCTTGCCATAGATTATATAAGAGCCTCACTTCGGTGGGGCTTTTTTAATTATTACTAACCCGTAGTACAATATAGGTATGATATATCTTGAGAAAGGTCAGGTGAATAGCTTTGTGTTGACTCTAACAGAGGTCACTACTATACCCAACCCTTACTATTTATTTGAGTTTGAGGATGAGTTCAACACTGCACCCGAACCAATATACTGGATGGGTACAGATACCTCACCATGGACCTCAAGATATAACCTGTTCACAATAGATGAGCCTACAGATATTGACTTCATAAAGGGTCAATACAGATACAAGGTGTATCAGAGCTCAACACCTACCCTTGACCCTACTGGCTTGACCATGATTGAGGAGGGGAGACTTGTTGTGGCAGGTGTAACTACTAACTCAATATATGACTAATGGCGTGGTATAGCAGATTCATAGGCAGTAAGCCTCAACAGACAGAAGTAATAGAAGGATATCAATCATTCTCTACACCCTTTCAGAAGGTGGGAGGTGCTAACTTATCTCTGCCTTATGTCAATGGTAGATACCAAGTGGCAGGATACATTCCATTCGGGCAGGATAACATGTTTCCTGAGCTATTAAACCAGCTGTACTATACTTCACCCCTACATGGTGCAATAGTGGACTTCAAGACTAATGCTGTGATAGGTGGTGGATACACCCTTGAGACTGAGAAAATGTCAAATGATGACAAGCTCAAGCTGTACACCTTTGAAAAAAAGATTAAGTTAGGCAAAGTTGATAAGGCTATTGCTCAGCAGTTGATAGTTCACCACAGAGTTTACTTCAAACTATGCTACAATAAGAAAGGTGATCTATATAAGATTGAGAATGTATCACCTGAGAAGGTGCGTATCTCAAGGGATAAGATAACCTACTTTCTATGTGATGACTGGAGTGCTCGAATAGATGTTACACCTATTAAGAAGTACCATCCTACCTGCACTGACTTAGAGCAACTATACTGCTATGAGTTAATGACCCTTGGGCAGGAGTGGTATCCATTACCTCAATATACCTCTGCTTTGAACTTTGCATTCTTATCTGGGGAGCTGAGCTACTTCGCTAAGGCTAACATTCAGAATAGTATCTTTCCATCCTTTGCTATGATGTTCCCAAAAAGACCACAGTCAGAGGAGGAGAAATCAATGATAAAGTCAACCATTGATAGGTTGAAAGGAGCTGCTAATGCTGGGAAGGCTGTTGCATTCTTTGCTAACAACCAAGACCAACTACCAAAGATTGAAGCTCTACCAGTGAACAACAATGATAAGCTCTTTCAAGAGGCTTCTGGATTGAACACTGAGCAGATATGTTTCGCTCATACCATTGACCCAATACTTATGGGTGTACGTACTACAGGTGCACTTGGTTCCGGTAGTGATATCAAACAAGCCTATGTTGTATTTGAGAAGAACGTAGTGATGCCATTGAGACATGAAGTAGAGAACATTATTAACGAGCTCTTGCATATTGCTAAGATACCAGGCAAGTACACCATCAACAACTTCCAGATTATCAATGAGACTATTGTTGAAATAGATGAAGAGGTTTCTAAAATATCTGATATTATTAACTCAATCAATCCTGCCTTAGCTACTAAGATAATAGACTCAATGACTCAAGATGAGATAAGAAAGTTGATAGGTTTGAACCCATTACCAACTGAAACACCTGCACCATGAACTACTTTATAACTGAGACATACCTCAAAACTAACACACCTATCACAGCAAATGTTGATGTGACGGATGTGACTCCATATATAGCAACACAGGCTCAGCTTAGGGTAATGCCTATACTGGGCACAGTGTTCTACAACTATCTGCTAACAGCATACAATGCACAGACATTGAACCCTGATGAGGAGA